TAAAAGCAAGAGAATTAGACCTTAGAGCTATGGACAACGATCAAAAACGTACACAAGCAGAGGAAAGATTGAATCTAGACAAGTCAAAAGCAATGATGAATCAAGATTTACAAGAAGAAAAGCTTGAACAAAACGAAGAATTGGCTAAACTAAGAGCTAATACATCGATTGAAAAAACTATTTTAGGAAAAACTCTTCCAAATTCGGATCAGATGATGCCTAACGTAGCAATCATTCGAAAAACTGGAGAATAAATATGAAAAAAAATAAAAAATCAAGTCACGCAGGCATGGTTCACGTAGATCACGACATGTTTACGAATAAAGACGGCCTTCCAAATGGCGGAGTTGAGATCGAGGTATCAAAACCTACAGAAACTCAGTCTGTACAAGTAAGAGGAACTAGAAACATGCTGTCTGAAAAGAAAAAAGACGCAGATTGGTACTAATATGTGGTTTAGTGCTATTAAATTAGCCGTTTCTGCTGGAAGTAAGATATATGCTAACAAGCAAAAAGCTAAAATGGCTATGTCTGACGCTCAATTACTACATGCAGAGCGACAAGCTCGTGGTGAGGAAGCTTACCAGGGTAAATTATTAGAAGCTAGACA